TTGCGAACTCTTCTGCTCTGATCTGTGCATATTTTCTTTTATATTCATATGGCTGCTTTTCTTTCTGCATAAAAGATACTATCTTTTCGTATGCTCCGATTCGCTCCATACGTTCTTTTACTGATTCCATTTTCTTCTCGGAGTAAAGAGCTCTTTCACGCTGGCCAGCAAACCTCTTACTCCTTTCGATTTACTTCAAAATTTCATCTAAGCAGGCATTCCAGCCTTCATCTTTCGTTTTCAGATTAACTGTTCCCCAGTCATCGTTTTCGTAGATAATCGTATCTTTCTTCTCCGGCAACTCCCGGAGCGGACACCAATCCGGTCTCCATGATTTTTCATGTTTCGGATTGTATTCTTCTAATCCGTCTTATTACTTCGATAAAACTTGTCAGTCGCATCAAACATTGCATTTCTAGCATCTTCAAAACCTTTTACATATGCTCTCATTTCTGTGAGGTTCATAGCTTCATCCGGTTGTATCATTGTTTCGTCAAAACTATTTAAAATTGCTTCTTTATCTTCTCTTGTCACTCTACACCGCCACCTTTCACGATTGTAATTGCTTCGTCCATTGCTCTGTTCCATTCCAAATCTTCATCAGTTCGCACGACTCTGAACTTGTCGTTTAACTGCTCTACAACCTTGTCTAGGTCGTAGGCGGTCGGCTGTTCATTTATAATTCTGATATCACGGAAAAGTAAAACTTCCTCTCTGCTTGTTTTTGCGTGATATTCATGACTTTTTTCTAGTCGTTTTACCAATGCATCCGCATCAATCAGTCTCATTGTTTGCCCTCCTGTTCCAATCTGTAGTTGCTTTTGTTCGCTCGTCTTTTCCTGTTCTGATTCCACCGTCCTGATCCATATACATCTCACATTCATAGCTTTTTGGAAGTTCTGTTCCGCATTTCATACATTTGATTTTGAACATTACTCCAACATCCGAATGTGATGACTTATTTACAATGGTAAAGAACATTGCTTTTCCGCCGCAGAACGGGCATGGCTTAAGTTCTTCATTCATTCTTCGTTTTCCTTCCATTTCTCACATGTATCATCCAGTCCACGGAAATCTGCACAGTGTTCACTGTCTCCATTGCAACAAACACCCTCATATTCAGCGTAGTATTTACATGTACTGCAATATTTTTTTGTTGTTGCTTCATTCTCCGTCATGACTCTATCTTTCATTTCTGCCAATTCCTCCTGACTGAATTTTGTGTAACCGATTCCACAATTTGTAAATCCTCCCGCTCTATACGCTATGGTTCTCGGCATCCTACACCTCCAACAGTTCCTGGTTATCAATCATGTTGCCGATCACTTCAAAATTCTCTGAATCAAAATCATCCAGTTCCTCGTAGTCATCACAGCCCGGCTCATTCGTACACCATCCGTTTTCATGCCACACGACACGCTTTCTCGTCTCATCTTCTGGAAACTCAACGTCGATATGCCCTGAAAGAATATCATTCTCAAAAATCAGCTTACCGTTCTTATCAGGCATTGCGGTGCACTGGCAGACGGTTTCTGGGTCTACTTCGGCCATGTTCGGGATATCATTGATCATTCCCCATAGGATATATCTTCTCTCCCAGATACCATATAAATATCCTTGTATCCATTCGCCATTATCAATCCGCTTTCCACGGGATAAAAATCTATTCTCCATCACTCTTTCACTCCCTTCGGTGTTATCTTGATCCTCTTCACACAATCCGGGCAGAAATCAAACCCGTTCACTCTTGTGGTGCATTCCGTGCAGATTTTCTTATCACAGGTCATGGTATAACTTTTAAATCCGCTTCCCCGTGCATGTGTAATAACTGTATTTACAGGCATGTCGCACAGCAAAGTTGATTCCTTTTTTTTACAGAACGGGCACAGATCATCTTTCGGTATATGTTTAACTACGTCTCCCATCACGTTCCACCTTTTTTCCTTTGCAAAATCCTCTATGTTCATGCACGGAAAATGAAATACTTCCGGTCTGCTTCATGTAAGTCAATTTTTCTCCGGTCAACTCACATTTATGTTTACGTTCGTTTAAATACTGACATCTTCCATCACAGTACATCACTTTCCCCCTCCATTTCTTTCAGCTTGGCTTCGGCTTCCTCTCTGGTAAGGAATATCCTTTCGCCAATGTCGCACGGTAAATAGCAACTCTCACCCATATCAGTGTCATTTATAGCATCAATTCTCATAACAGTTCTGTCTTTATGAATCTGCTTGATATATAACTGGATAACGCGCATCATAATAACTGGCTCTTTCGCTCCTTTATTTACCCTATACAAAGTATCTCCAACCTTGCACGGCAACCGCAGAAGTAATCCCTGCTCTTCGGCTTGCTCTCTATTTGCAAGTCTTTCCGCAATCTCTTCCAGGGCTTTGTATCTTCCATCTTTCGCAAGCTGGGTAATGGTAATTCCCTCATCATCCGGTAAATCTGCTGGATGAAATAAAACTTCTCCATTCTCTGCCACATATGTTAATCTCTCCATGCTATCCCTCACTTTCTGCCTTAAGCCATTGTTCCACCTCTGTAACAGAACACATTGCTACACCGCCCTCAATGGTCTTTACACTACCCTGCTCATATGTTTCGATTGAGCAAAGGAAATCTAAAAGTTCATCATCCGTCATGCTCCTGATCCGGTCTGCATTGGTCTGTGGCTTTTCAATATGTGGCTTTTCTGCATCTGTGCTGTACGACTCCGGCAGTGGCATCCAAGCATTTACAAATAATCCATATTTTGCATAGCTTTTGTCATCATCCCCCGGATAAAACGCACCGTTACCATCTTCATCAGTTTCATATCTTCCGATATCTGGAATAGTAAAGTTTTCAAACGATACCAGGATATATTTATCAGTATTAGGAATCTGCTCATCTACTGGAATCCATCCGCTTTCCTGCTCCAAAATCCTGTTGATTTCTTCCTCCGAAACCACTTTTGTTAGTGGAGAATACCCGCAGGCTTCTGTTGCTGCCTCAGATATCCTGTTTTTAATCCTGCTTATTTTCATTCTGATCCTCACTTTCCGGCAACATAGCATATTTATAGCTACTCATTTTACCGTCGTATGTGCTCCATGACGTTTTTCCGTAATCCCATGTATAAACCGTTTCATCTTCATATTTTGCAAAATGTTCTTTGCTCCACGCAAAAAGTTCAGAATCTCTGACCAAAATCGGTGTATCGACTGGAACTTCGCTCCAATCAACATACTGGCTGTTCGCCCATTCTTTTGCTTTTTCTCTGCAACGACCAGCATTTCTAATGTCATTAACGCAAAAATCGCATTTATCGCAGACTCCCATGCATTTTTCCAGTTTTCCATTAATTAACGCAATATTGCCTCCATCACATGCAATATTTAAAATCTCTTCCGCATATTTTTCTCTATTCAGCATCCTTCTTCTCCTTCCCGTACCGCAACTGATACGGTACTTCCTTAAAATCTCTCAATGCATCCGGGTTTGGATGCTTCGGTATTCTCGTTTGCTTGTCCGTCAGCGATTTAATGGCTCTATTACGTTCTTTGATGTCTCTATGCATTACTCCGCCCTCCTATCACAGCCACAATCTCCCGGTACTCTCTTTCTCTTTTAGAGATTTCCCGATTAAGTACATCCAACCGTCTAAACAGTGCCGCCGTGTACTCTTCGTCCGTCAGCTCCGTTGTTCTTTTCTTACCTTTTGCCGCAAGTGGCAACCGCACCTGTTCACCGTTATGCATCAGGATCTTAATGATCTCCAATCGCGGCACACAATTTAAATCTGCTAAAATCTGCAACTGGCTTGCTCTGTCCTTTGCGCTGCGGTACTGCCTGCAAATTTCTCCCTCCGTCATATTCACTTCAACCACCTCCCGGTTGTGAATTTAGCACCTGTTTTTCTAATTCATCATAGTCATACTGACGATGATTGATATTACTAAAAGCATTGCTTTTGCCCTTATGCTCTGTCACTTTGCCAGGCACATAGTTCTCATCCAGATAATCTACATAGCCACTGTTAAAAAATGTGCTCCCGTACTGTGCTTTCCTCCAGTCGGCGTCCTTCTGCAATTCAAGACTGTAGCGGTCAATCGCTTTAACAAGCCTATCTTCCCCGATTGCAAGTAGCCGTTTCTTTTGGGTATCCGATACCTGTCCTTTGCCTTTTTTGTTCGGATATGCTTTCCACAGACGTTCGAACAACGCTTTGGCATCCGCCAAAGTATTTTTATTATTATCATTAACATTTACAGTAACATTAACATTATCAGTAACAGGGTTATTTTGCTTTTCAGAAAAACCATTTGCTTTTTTTGCTTTCTCTTGTTTTTGTGAAATATCTTTTGTTTTTGGTCTGCCGCCAAGTTTTCCGGCTTCCCGACGTTTCTCAATCTTCTCTAAATATGCGGCAGTGTCACGATCTATCCTTGATTTAATAAAGCTGAATGCCATATTGGTCATGCCGTCCATTTCCGGCAGTTCGTCCCCTGACGCGTAACACAATACTGCCGTCAGGAGTGCTCCGCGCTGTTCCATCGTAAGCAGTTTTATATGTTCCAGATACTCCGTATACAGGACAAAGCTGCTCTTTTCATCCGTCAAGACATCACCCCGTTTCCAAGTCCTTAAGAAGCTCTCTCAGTGACATTTTTGCCTGCGCCTGTGTAAGTTCCGTAATGGTCACTTCAATTCTTGGATTGTCCTTATCCACGTCCGTATCAAAGTAAAAATGCGGTATATATTTCTGACCATCATCTTTGATTACCCATGCTTTTTTCAAGCTGTCCTGCACGAACTTGGCGGCGCAGGACAAAATGTTATCATTATCCCTGCGACGGTCTTTTTCATAAAACTGATAGTAGATCAGAACCGGATCCGTAATATGTACACCGGGAAGTTGCTGCCTTATATACCAGATGATAGAATCCTCGCTTTTCTTTTTCATCCGTCCGCCCTTGCGGGGATTCGTCCGGTTGGCGGCTGTGTAATCATTCAGACCATCCAACCGTCCGGGAATCGTAAATTTATACTCCATTGACACCACCCATTCCCGCATTACAGCTTCTTATTTCAAGGATTGTATTATTACTTGGATTCCATCCTTCGACATATTCAACAGCTTCCTGGTATCTCTTGGTTGGAATATTGTTTCTGGAATTGACTCTGAAATAATCCTGAATATCATGATTACACTCAGAAAACACCTTTTTGCTCATTTCCTTATACGCCAGTGCTTTTTTACCACCAAGAACCTCAATCACTCTTTTATTTACAGTTTTCTTTAATTCCTGCTGCTGTTCATAATCAATGGTCATGGTATTTTCAAGATGCGTGATTCTCTCTTCGTGACCATCAATCATACCAAGCTGTACACGCATCATCTCCTGTGGTGTCATTGGCTTCTGATAGGTGCCGGTTCTTCTGATCTGTGGTAGCACTTCTGATGTTACCCAATGTTTAAATCTTTTTGCTGAATCAAGTTTGCTGCCGAAAATCAATGCATATAAACCAGACTCATTTATAATGACCTGATTTGGGTTTCCTCTCCTTTTTCCGTCGGAAATCACGACGGTATTCTTATCCTCATCCATAACATGTGTCGCAAGCGCATCTCTCGTATTTGAATAACCAAGTGCTTCTGCAACGTCTTTCCCGACAAACCACGGTTCTCCATCTATGACCACTGTCCGGATTTCTCCAAACTCTCTATTCTTAAAAATCTCTAACTGGTTCAATAACTTCTCCTTTCCCTCCGGCGCCTATCAGCACCGGAGATCACGGCTCTCAATAATACTGTGATATATTATTTTTCACACGAATTGTTTCTTAAGGTGTTTCAACCCTACAAATAACTTTTTCCATATCTCTTCCGGAAAGCATCCCTGGCATCATCCTCGCTCACATCCTCATGTTCTACGATATAATGCTTTTCCCATGCAAGCTGACCGATAATGTGCATCAGCACGCTCATTTCCTTATTGCGGTGCACGCTCATGTTTCCCTCATGATGCTCATAGGATAACGGCACCCACAAACCATCTTCGTCCGATAACCGGCGGTTCGCTGTCCCCTCAAAGATATGATGCCTGTGCACGTTCGGCGTGCCGTCGATCATGTCATATCCGGCATAACTCATATCAACAACAATAGAATCTTTCATTTACACCTCCCCGATCAATTCACTTGACCAGATAGGTTTTGTCAGCACCTTTGTAGCCTTACAATAATCGCATACTTCACAACGAATCGGTTTTGTCTCTCCATTTTTCAACATAAGAATTGCCGGCGTATTGTGCTCTACCTCCGTGAGTGCTTCATCTAAAAGACTTTGTTCTACTGCAATGAGTTCTATATCTGCCACTTTCTCTTTTGAAATAGCAGCAATAAAAAATGGAAGTTTCTTCCCTGTATTGATCTCAACAACTTTCTGATACACTGCTCCCTGAATGTAATAACCCCATTCTCCAAGAAAGTTAAGAAATCCGATATCATGATGTGGGAAAATCTTTTTTATACCCTGACAGGTTTTCAGATCCACAATGCATTTGCCTGGATGGTAACTGTCAATTTTGATTTTCCACTTTGCACCAAACATATCCGCTGTCATGATGACCTGTTTTTCGCCACTCATGTACTGCATAAACAGTGCATCCCTTTCACATCTGTTAATCATCTCATTTGCTTTTATATAATCAGCTTTCAGATTTCCATCCTTTTTAAACATGCATGAGTGCTGCGCTTTGAACAAATCAAGCGTTCCTTCGAAGTGTGCATCTACATAAGACCCCATCATAAGTGCAGGTGAATCTTCCATATTTTCCACCCATGTACCATTTAACTTTGCAAGGGCATATTCTTCACAGCCGGGCTTGCCGTATGTACCCATAAAATCTTTATACTGGCTGACAGATAAATACTCTTCATTTGCCTCACGGCTGTAATAATTCTCACTCGTTAATAACATTATCAAATACCTCCGATGCTTCTTTTGCGATTTGTGCCTGTCTGGAATCTGCGAATGGATCTGGCACTTCTTTTTCAACAGGGAAATAATCCTCTACCTTTGCCTGTCCGTTTTTCAAAGCTGTGTATACTCCCCATAAGTCGGTACACTCGTCAGCACCAAAATCTCCCATGTTCCGTCCTGCATATTTTTCGATCTGTTCTTTTGTAACTCCAAAATCTTTTTTAAACAGCTTTTCAATCTTGTTGATCTTCTCCTGGCTCGGAAGTTCTCCATAGCTTTTTTTCTGTGTTTCTTTACATTCATTAACAGCCATATCTACAACGTCTCCCGGAATAACTCCAAGTATGCAGGCTCTCATTCTTCTTGCACCGAAGTTTGCGGTAGCCTCATAAATATCCCTGCTGTCAGTAAGCGCATACGATCCATTTCTTGTATCTCTTTTATGCTCAACACCGAAAATCTTTGTCACACGGGTATTTGTCTCTAAATCCCACGCATATGCCATCATTTCTGATTTTCCGTCTTTCTGCTCTAACTCGATAATTCCATAGTCGATGTTTCCCCAGTTCTGAGCTAATGACTCCGCCAGACGGACCGATGGTCCGCTGACATTCTGCCCGCCTCTTGGATATGAATAAATTGCCTGTTCTGCTAACGTGGCTCTCTGACAACTCCTTCTTATCTTTTCTATTGCTTCATATTCATCTCTGGGAAACTTCTTAGCCATAAAGATGGCGCCCTGAACTTCCTGTGTCTGTCTGTTTACCATCATTTCTGTCTGTGATGTCTTAGGTGCAACTGCCGTCTGCTGCCCTACTGATACCATATTATCCATGCCATACCTCCTATAATGTAACTACCGTCATTGTGTCATCATCTGTTGTTCTGGTCGCAATAAACTGCAACCCTTTGTTTTTGCATTTCTGATACAGTTTTTCACGCAGATCTGTTGCAAGTTTCTCCACTCCATCGATCAGGATGATATTTAAACCGTTCGGGTTCTGAATTGCCACATCAATGCAGAGATCCAGTTTTTCTCCCTCTGACAGGTTCGATACCGGCAGACCGTTAATCAATGGCGTTCCATTTTCTACCGTCAGACCAGCGATCGGAATCGTACAGTTCGTAAGGATTTCTCCCGGAAGCGTTCTCGCTTTTTCAATCTTATCTGTAAGCTCCTGTGACTGTGCCTGCATTTCCTCGATTTCACTCTGCAGTCGGAGCATTCTTTTATATTCATTGATATGAGACTGCATTTTTTCAATCTCCTGTGCCTGCTCCTGCAATGCTGTCACATCCTGTGGCTGCTTGTCTGCATATTCTGCATACTCGGCGATCTCTGCATCAAAACGTGCCACATTCGCTTTGTAAGTCTGTTCGATGACTTCCAACTTATCTGATTTCTTAGATGCAAGCTGTTCTTTTTCCGTCTCATAAGCTCTAATCTGTTCATTTAAAGATGCAATGGATTTATCAATCTGGTTTGCACGGTTAGCAATTTCACGATCCAGTGCTGTGATCTCAATCTCACGATCAGCATCAAACTTTCTAATCTTACTATCGCGACTGTCTCTCAACAGTTTTGCTCTCTCGATGGTCTGATTTTCTTTCTGCATACGCTCGATCTGACGATAAATATCTCCGGCGCTTGCCTGTTCCCATTTTTCAACGTCATATCCAACTGGGATACCATTTGCGATCTCTTCCACAAAAGCTTTTTTATTTCTGATATCGCGGTCAATATTACGGCGGTTCTGATAATAATCGCCGTTCTCTGCCTGAATATCATTCAGCACAGAAAGAATGTTCTGATCGTAAGAAACCCACGCCGGAATCTCCCCGAACCACTCCTTGATTTTGTTCATATCCCATGGATACTCAATCATATCAAGGATGATCGCATTCTGCTGCTTTTTATCCATGTTCATAAACTCGATAGGATTCAACTGCAACGGCGTGAATAATTCCTTTAAAAACGCTTCTGGACTTCCTACCTCTAAACCATCTCTTTTCACTGACTTATAAGGTGCCTTTCCTATTCTGACCTTACGATCAATGGAAAGTCCGGTATCCGTTTCAACGATAATCTCGCCCTCGTTCTCTCCCTTATGTACGATATAGTCGCGATCACTCTTATTGGTAAGCGCGTACTTAATTGCATCCAGCACAGAACTCTTGCCTGTACCATTTTTACCGGACAGCTCCAAAGAACTTCCATCTGCCTCATACTCTCTGATTCCGAAAAGATTTTTGATTTTAATTTTTGTAATATTACTCATGCTTGATCTCCTTTAATATCTGTATTCTCTTGTCACTTTGTCCCCATCGTTCTCAATCATGATGGATAATTCTGTCTCAGTATTGAGACAAAACCTGCTTCTTATATCTCCGTTGGATGTACAGACAATCGCTGCCACTCCCTCAACGCCGATTTCTTCTAAAACCTCACTCAAATGCTGCAACTCTTCAATAAGATTTTCCTCATCCTTACTGCACAACTTAATTTTTGACACTTATAAATTCCTCCATTTCCATCTGCGTCCAATCCGTTGCCCGGACCATCCGCTCCATCTGTTTTTCGCGCTTCTGCCGTTCTGTCTCCCCGGTTACGCAGTCATCACACACTCCGTTACGACCTTCGCCCGGATCCATGGAACAGCCACAGCGTTTGCATTGTTTCTCATACATTGACACAACCTCAATTTCAGTGTTACAATAAACGCAGAAATACTAGGTATTTCCACGATTGAAATAGCACCTGTCCTCGCCAAAGTTCAGGGTGCTATTTTTCTTTTTCATGTTCCAAGTACTCCGTTCTTAGTTCAAATACAAGTTGACACAATTTTTCTGCAACTTCGTTAGCCATCTCATTGCCCGAAAGATTTCTTACATAGCTTGTTCCGCATATGTAACATGTAAGTTTACGAATCATTTCCCAAACGCTCCAATAAATATATGTGCCAAAGAGTTTGTACATAATAGATTCTTGATTGCAGGATGTACTGGTAAACCACTTAGAACGCGGCTCTTTTAAAACTGAGTGTGTATCCTCACGAATGACAGTTCCTTTCATCTTTTCTAAAATCTGTTTTTCAACTTCGGAAACAATCTCCTGTTTTTCCTGTTCTGTCACTTTCCCACCTCCTCAATTCCAATAAACTCCATATCCCCATCCAGCTTGTCCGCCTGATGAAAATAAAACATCTCGATCTGCATCTCTCTTCTGCGCTCCAACAGAACTCTCAACCCGTATCCAGCTCCGGCGATAAATCCACCAAGGATACAGACTGCTCCGGCGTAGTACATGTAAATGCCGTCACTGTCGAGACAGCACATGGCAAGCATTGATATAATCCCGCCGGTTGCCATGATGATTTTAGATAAACGTCTCACACACTATCACCTCCCTACCCCTGTTGTTCTAAGTCTCCACTTTTCAAAAACCTCTGTGTCAAATAAAATCGGACTGTTTCTTGCCGGAGTCGCTTTCCACGCATAGTTTTGTCCTTTTCTACGGTATGCATAAAGCAAGTACTCACGCGGAAATCCCATTTTTTCAAGCTCTGTCGCTCTCATAACCGGCTTAGGGTAAATCATCTAACCACCTCCTACTCTGTTGGAATCCCGATCACACTCTCCATCAGATCAATGTGATCTACGGTTATATGTACCTCGGTATGCGGATCATGGTTCTTTTTCAACCAGTCGACTACCGGCTTACACAGTTTTTCTAACTCTTCTGCTTCGCTCATGTTTTCTCCCTTCTGTCTTGTCTTTTTCTTCTTCCTCTTCTATAATTGCCTTATCAGTATTATGCTGAAATACAAACAAAGGGAGAACTTTATGTCAGATAAAGATTTTCAGTTACTAAAATTCATAAGCAAAAATGGATCAATGGCACTCTTGTCCACATTTCGCGAAAATGACATCGTCGCAGATGCCCGGCTTGCCAATTTGGAACAAAGAGGATATATCAAAAAGCATGTAAAAGGTTCAGATTCCTCCTATGCCGGAGATTATGAAGTGACCGGTTCTGGGTACGCTGTATTAGTTGATTATTTCGAATCCAGAAAAAAATCTTTAAAAATCTTTTTATTAACTGATGTCTTCATCCCTGCCATAATCGCATTTCTTACTGTTATCTTTACATCATATATACAGTAATTAGGCTTACTACCACGGAGATACTTACTATACACAATATTCTAAGTATCTCTTTCTTTTTGATGCGTTTGGTTGCTTCCTGAACATCTTTCGCGTTAAAAATGGTTGCATGCTTCTCATTCATTATCTTATTAACCTCTAATAAAACATCTAAATCATTCATTTCACCCTTCTCATCTCCCTTCTATTGAACTGGTGTTGTGGTATCCTCTACTTCGCCAGGGTGGTTTTTCTAGAGTTCTCAAATGCAATTAAATCTTCCTCAGAAACTCTGTATTCTTTTCCAATTTTAATTGCTCCGAGTTTCTGCTGGCGAATCCACTCCCATACAGTGATGACCTTGACTTTGTATCTCTCCGCGACTTCGCCACAGGTGTACATTTTCGACAAAAATATCCCTCCTTTTTGTATGTTATTTATACTTGTGTTTAGCTCGGTTTAGTGATATATTTAGTTTGTCAGAACGAATTATATCATTATTGCGAATTATCTCGTTTTATTTTGAATTAGTTCGTATAACCGAGCCATGTACATACTATACCTCGTTATACCGAACTTGTCAATACTTTTATTTCGTTTTTCCGAGATAATTTTAGAAAGGGAAAAGTATGTACGAAATTTTTGAGAAATTATGTAAGGAGAGAGGAATAACGCCTTATCGTTTTTGTAAAGACACTGGCATTAATTCCTCTACGATCAGCACCTGGAAAAATAAAGGCTCTGAATGTTCTCCAAAAACTGCAAAAGCAGTCTGTGAATATTTTGATATTTCAATGGATTTTTTGATGAATGGAGAAAATACTTCGGCTAAATCAGGGTTGCAATTAAATCAAAAAGACGAACGCGACATCGCTAAACGTCTCGAAAATACACTTAATGCATTAGAAGATTCTCAGGAATCCCTTATGTTTTCTGGCGAACCTTTAGACGATGAAACCAGAGAACTTTTAAAAGCGAGCTTGGAGAACAGCTTGAAAATAGCTAAGATAAATGCGAAACAGAAATTTACACCAAAAAAATATCGCACAGATAATGAATAGGATGTGATCTATTGGATATTCAAAATGTAATATCGCGCCTAATAAAAAAATATAAAACCAATGATCCTTTTGAAATAGCAGATATGCTTAATATTTCAATTTTTTATGAGGAACTTGGAACAATTAATGGTTACTACAATAAGCCATTAAGAATGAAACAAATACACATCAATGCTGCTTTGAGTGAAAACATGAAAAAGTTTACATGCGCCCATGAGTTAGGGCATGCCCTTCTCCATCCAGATGTATCTACTCCGTTTTTGCGATCGCAAACTTTACTTTCTGTAAATAAAATGGAGATAGAAGCTAATACATTTGCTGTAAAACTATTAATTCCAGATGATATTATTAGGGAAAATAGAGATTTGACCACTCAACAACTTTCTCGTCTACTGGGATATGAACAGGCTTTGATAGAATTAAGGGTGAAATCATATATACAGGCATAATGTTTCCGGGAGGTGTGATGATGTTTTTTAATAAAATATTAAATGCATTAAAAGTGGAAAATTTATATCCAAACTCAGGATACTCTTTTGAAAATCCTTCCGATTCATTAAAAACAACTGCCGATTCCTGTGATGAATTTCAAAAAAATGTACAAGAACAGCCTATTAAAAAAATATCATCGAAAAACGTCGAAAATAAAAGCGAGAAGAACAGTTTTTCTAAAAACGCAATACATGAACCTGTCGAAAAAAAGCCTTTAAAACAAACAACAAACAAAACACTGCAAAAACGACTTTCTCCATATGAGTTAGAAAGATATGCTGTAATGTGCAATGCTCAATTAGAACATGACGACGAAATGTCAAAGTATATATCTGAAAATGGCGATAAACTTTAATTAATCTATAGGGAGGATTATATTATGAAATGTCCAAATTGTGGAGCCGAAGGAAATGGGAAATTTTGCGAATACTGTGGTTGTGAGTTACCGCGAAACGCCCCTGACACCATATTAAATAACCAAACCAATAGTACCGTAATTAATAATTACTACTCTGCACCACAGCAAACACCAACACCCAATCAAACTGTCAGCCGTCCTTATATACAGGCTCCTGCCGTCAGTGGGAAAAACCAGACAGTTGCACTTGTATTGTGTATATTTCTCGGTTTTTTTGGTGCTCATTATTTTTATGTTGGAAAAGCTAAAATAGGAATCTTATATCTTCTCACCATGGGTTTATTTGGAATTGGTTGGCTCGTAGATATATTTAGAATCGCAACTGGTTCTTTTAAAGATAGCTCGGGATTATGCTTAAAAAAAGCTGTTTCCTCATCTCATACCCCCACTACTTATAGTTCATCCACAACAGTTACATCTGCAAGGACGATGGATTCGAACAAACCATATGATAATATGGATGGTCATGAGTTTGAATATTTTTGTGGTGATCTATTAAAGAAAAATGAATTTTCAAATGTTGAAGTCACAAGAGGAAGTGGCGATCAAGGTATTGATATTATTGCTTATAAAGATGGGGTAAAATATGGTATCCAATGCAAATGCTATTCCCAAAACATAGGCAATAAAGCGGTACAAGAAGCGTTTGCCGGCAAAACCTTTTATGATTGCCATGTTGCCGCTGTATTAACTAATCAGTATTTTACCAGAAGTGCAAAAGAACTGGCAGAACATAACGGTGTCTTACTTTGGGATAGGAATAAATTAGAAGAATTTATAAGGAAGTCATCAACCATTTAACATCATTGCTCGGCTATTACAAGTATGTTAGAATCGATATGATACTACAAATAAAATACGAAGGAGATTGTGTTATGAAAAACAGTCAAACACCAGAAGCTACAAAAACATGTAAACATTGCAAGTCCATCATTCCAAAAGGCGCAAAAGTATGTCCATTCTGTCGCAAAAGACAAGGCAGTGCAGGGAAATGGATTCTGATAATTATTATCGTCATCGTTATTTTCGCAGCTATTAACGGTGGAAATAATGAATCCAGTTCAAATTCTAACGTATCTGACTCTGATACCACCATTCAAAGTGATAATAATTCAAACGACTCAACCATACCAACACCATCCAACGCTACAGCATCATCCGATATCGTAGCATCTGACAGTACAACAGACGAAAAGGAATCTGCCGGATTAACAGAGGAAAAATATAACAGTATTGAAACCGGCATGACATATGACGAAGTCGTCGACATCATCGGTGAGGATGGCACGAATATTTCAGAATCCGAAGTTGCCGGTATCAAAACTGTTATTTATGAATGGACTTCATCTGAGAGCTGGGGAAATGCCAATATAACATTTCAGAATGACAAAGTTGTCAACAAAGCTCAATTTGGTGTTTCCTCTGGGGACGATGTTGAGATTACGCTAGAACAGTACAATTCCATCGAAACAGGAATGACTTATGATGAAGTAGTTGCTCTGCTTGGTGGAGAAGGAGCTCTTATCTCTGATACAGAAATTGCAGGTTCTACATCACAAATTTACATGTGGAACGGGACATCCCTTGGATCAAATGCAAATATTACATTTTCAGACGATAAAGTTATTGCAAAAGCGCAGGTTGGCTTAAACTAAACAACCATAAAAATACACATATAAAAACCGCCCCAGTGCTACCAACACCAGAGCGGCAAACATAGCTCCGAAAAGCATATGCCCTAAGCAAGCATATTGTATCATTCGGAGCAGCCAAACGCAAGCGGAACACCAGTTCTCTTCTGGCTGTTATTTTTATACCCAAAAACGGGTCGATTTCGACACCTTTAACACTAGAAAGGATGATACTATGGCAAAAGCAAAATACTTAAAAAACTCCCGTGGTGAGTACGAAACAAAGATCTGGGATGGCACTTACAATGCTGACGGTAGCAAGCACCGCAAACGCCTTGTCTCAAAGAAATCCAGTGCTGATCTGGAGCGGCAGGTAAATCAGTTGAAAAACGATGTGGAAAATGGTCAGTATGTTCAGGGAACCGACGTGACTTTTTTAGAGTATGCACGAAGTTGGCTCCTCACAAAAAAGGCTGCCCGTGAAATGAATACTCGGAAAATGTATGAAAATATCATAGAAACACATCTATCCTTTTTAGAGGATGTCCGTTTATGTGATATTCGAAACAGCCACTTCCAGTTAGCTATCAACAATGCACTGGATAAGCCGCGGACTTGTGAACAAATAGAAGTTACTTTTAAACAGATCATGAAAATGGCTGTAGCTGATAATTATATCGGCGTCGGAATGTATAATAAAATTTGTGCGGACATCAATCTGCCAAAATATGTCAAAAAAGAAAAACGCCCTCTCACGTCCGAGGAAAAAGAAGCTATTTCAAAGACAGATTTCACAAACAGGGAGAAAGCGTTTATCTATATCATATATTCCTGTGGATTACGCCGTGGAGAAGCTCTGGCGCTATCAAAATTCGACTTTAAATCGGAAGGTGGCAAATACTCCGTCTCGATCACAAAAACGCTTATTTTCCCGAAAAACACGTCGGAAATCAAGCAGATGCCAAAAAGCGATCACGGATTTCGGTCTGTTCCAATCCCGGATACTACTGCAGCCTTTTTAAAAGAGTACATCTCTACTCTTCCCGGTACATATCTGTTTACCTGTCGTGACGGATCAAACATGACACATTCCGCTTATGTAAAAATGTGGGCGTCTATAGTAAAGAAAATAAATTATGCTGCAGGCGGTACTGATGCTTTTCCTGTCGTGTCCGGTCTGACTGCACACATCTTCCGACACAATTACTGCACGAACCTGTGTTACCAGGTGCCGGCGATCAGTATAAAGAAAATTGCTCAGCTAATGGGAGATACAGAGAAAATGGTACTGGATGTATATAATCACATCATGGAAGAAAAAGAAGATGCCGCAGCCGTTGTAAATGATGTTTTGGCAATCTGATTTGCGGACACGATGCGGACATTAGGGTCAAAAAACACCTTGCGGACGCAATGCGGACATTAAAAACCATCAACTTTTGATTACTTTTTACTACTTTAAAAATCACAAAAAAATAGCGGAAAGCCTTGATTTTACTAGCTTTCCGCTATATTCATCTTAATGAGACATCGGGGATTCGAA